CTGTTGATCTCATCAAAGCCTAGCAGAGTACGTCTGATTTCCTTGACAGCCTTCTTCGTCTTCCCGGCTGCGTCTGTTGCGCTGTCACCCCAAGGAGTGAAGGTCTTCTTCGCCACCGTTGCCACGCTCGACCCTGTGAGTCTGGCGATGAACATATTAATGACGTTCAGCAGAGATACGAACTTATCTATGACAAAGTCGATAGCCGGGGCAAGAAGCTGAATCAGAGGAGCAGCCATAGCACCGAGGCTGTTTTTCAGATACAAACTGCTTGTCGCAATCTGATCCATCGAGTTGTGGAACTGCGTACCGACAAGCTTACTGTATTCATAGACATTTTTCAGACCTGTGGTGAAGCCTTCGGTGATCATCTTGATGGCAGTACGCATCATGCGGTACATAGCTATTCGCTTTAATCCTGCGAACAGTTCACCGACTTTACCCACAGCCTTCCCCATGCCTGTCGCAAACGGCTTGCTGAAAAAGTTGACAATCTTCGCACCTGCTCCGACTCCGGTCGCACCAAGCTTAACAAACCGTCCAGCAAGCTGTCCTACGCCGTGCATGGCGGTCTGGAATCCCTGTTGCAGCGTACCGAAGAAGCCTGATGCAGAGGAATCTGCCTTGGAAATAGTATCCGTAACTGCTTGCGCTTGGTCTGTCGAACCGTCCATGTCCTGCGGAGTCGGTCCCGCCTGTCCAGACGCAGTTCCTGCGCCGGCGTTACCGTTACCGTCCCGCATATTGATGTTGACATTGCCGACTTCCCGAAGACCGCTCAATGCATCGCTCATCTCACGGAGTCTCTGGATATCAGCATCGGTGATGCCTCTTACAGAGTCTCCGATGTTGCGGATATTATCGCCGACCGTCTTGCTGACTTTGCTATTGCCGAGTGCAGATAATGCCTCACCGAGTCTGGCGAGTGTTCCTACGCTGTTGCGAAGTCCCTGTGAACCAAGGCTGTTGAATTGCTGAAGTCCGCTCACGACTCCGTTAATTCTCTGTTTTGTCGGGAGTGAGGTCTTTAGCGCAGACAATGCGGATATGAGGTCCTTGAGACCACTTGCGTCTATCCCGGCTAGTCCTTCGACTTGAAACTCAAGACCTTCCATCTGTGCCATCGCTGTCCATCACCTCCTTCTCAGTATTCATGGTAGAATTAATTCTGTTGGCGAGTGCCGTAAAGTATTCAAATCCGTTCTTCATTTTTTGCTCATTCTTCAGTTCCGTCTGTTCCTTATCTGTCTTGGTCGAGACATCATAAGGCTTCTCTATATACGGCTCTGGTCTTGGATTCTTAACGAACGGCTTGAGTGCAGGTGAGACTCTCAGCAGAATGTCGTACAGATATCTTCCCTGGAGCCACAGCAGTTCATTCCTGTGTTCCAGTTCGACCTGCATCTTGTCCCGATACCACTTCACCATCTCGCAGTCTCCATCCCAGTACTGCTCAGGAGTCATGCCATAATAGAGGTATCGTCCGCACTCTTTCTCAAAAATCTCGCCATAACGTAGAAAAGCGGGCGGGCTGTCTGCCCTACCCGCTTCAGGCTCCGCTCTTCGGGGAGAAGTACCGTATATTACTCGGTCATCTCCCACTCCACGTTTCCCTGACCTTCCTCCGGTTCCTCGATGAGGCTGTTCAGAGGCTCGTTATACATCTCCACAAGCTGTGTAACGAATTCCTGCTTCCGGGGAATGCCTTCATAGATCCGGTCGATCGTTTTGTTGTTTGTGAACGGATGATGCCTCTTGAACGCACCTGCGATCAGCATGGGGATCATCGTCATTGGTTTGGAATCAATCTCATTGGTATTGAATCCTTCAGACTCCATCTCCCGGACCGTACGTCTGGTATATTCCAGAACGTAATTAGTTCCTTCGAACGTGAATTTGATCTGTTTAGCCATTGCTAATAAATTCTCCTTTCAGAATTATGATTTACGAAGCAGCAAACGTGATGACGGTACTGGGTGCGATAGTGACGGTCATGTTTCTGACCTCATTGACACCACCACCGGATACGAACACGGAAAGCGCGCCCTTAAAGGAGAACTTACCCTTGGATCCGTCAGGCGTGACCGTCCCACCGGACTCCGTGCCACCAAACCAGACTGCATAGTCCTCGTCCTTGTTCTCAAGAGCCTTGAGAGCGGTAAAGTCAGAAGGATCGTAGTTGGTAGTGAACTGAAGCGACTCGGTCTCCTGGATACCGGGAATGTAAGTTCTGGCACCATCGGAGAGGGTGGTCGTATCAAGCATTTCGGGCGCACCGCCGAGATCGGGGAACTCCTTGATGTCGAGCAGTTTCTCGTATGCGTTTCCGCTTGAACTTTTATGCATCAGAAACGTCATAAATGTACTCGTAGCCATATCGGTTATTACCTCCTGTAGAATTGCTCACCGTCAGACGCTACTCGGTAACGCTGGGTGATGCGATAGATGGATGTGTTGTTCATGTTCGGAGTAGGAATATTGGCTGTTCGGATGAAGTTGTGTCTGAACAGAAAGTCCGAAATGAACTTACTTATATATTTGCATTCGGTCTTACGACCCTGTTCTTTATTACTGTAAATATCGATCTGGAACATCATGACGGCGAACGTCTCGGTATTCTTCCCTGTCTGTTCACGGATTGGCGTGTAGTCATCACCCATGTAGCATGACACATGGGGGAAGCTTGCGGGAGCAGACACGACCTCACTTGCTACATCGATTCCCGGAAACTCAGCACGAAGAGCGGTCGCTAACATCGTATAGACTTCGTTTTCTACATCGATCATACGAACACCCTCCTTGCGATTTCTTCAAACTTGGCTTCGATTTCCCGCTTTGCTTCATACATCGCCATGTTGGCAGGATTGCCGTAGGTGTGAATTCTCCCTGCGTACTTTCCTTCCGTGATCACCTCACCGTTCGTACCGGGATCTCCGTCATACATCCAGCCTCCAGGCAAACGTCCAAGTCCATAGCCGTAACCGCCTCTGGTGAACATCTGCTCTGGATGGTTGTCTGGATAGATAACACCTGTTCCGAACTCTATGAAGAGAGTAGCTTCGCCTGTCGCAACCACCGCTTGTGCATACTCACCACGCTCTTCAATGTGGACACTTACATCGTTCGTGCCGTCATACTGTGCGGACGCAAATCTGGCACTCGCCACAGCCATGCCTTCCTTGGCTAGTTCAGAGACAAACTCTTTGGTCTTCTCCTCAAGCCATCTCTGCCACTCCTCAAGGTCTTTGATCGCCTTGTCTATGGACTTGGCTGACAGCACGTTCAGATGAATGACCTTCTTACTCATGAGACCTTCGCCTCCCTGAGTGCGTAGCTGATGTAGTTCAGCGATTTGGCTACTCGTTTCACCGTGTAGTCATACATCGGCTTGCCGTACTCATCGAACTCCGGTTCTTTCTCTACGAACAGCACCGAATTTTCATTGATGGTGCATTCAAGGTCTGCGGTCACCATGACTTTGTCATAGGAGATGAGCGTTCCGAACATCATCATCTGTGCTGTGCCTGTCGCAGGTGATACGTTGACCTCTACAGACTTAGGATCCGTATACGTTACCGTATACTCACCCGTCTCATATCCGTCAGCATCCACTATCGGAGTCTTCCCGACATACTGACAGTACCAGACCGTCTGCAGGTTTCTCTCTAACAGCTTCATGCGTTATCACCACCCGACAAAGTACCCGCCATCGGCATGATGCGTCTCAAGAGCGTGACAGGAATGTCTCCGCTCTCGTAGCTTCTGGATACACCGTTTTCCGTATGCGTCAGCTGTCCTTCAGCACCTCGCTTGTTGATCAGATATACTGCGATGTCCGCTTGTACTCTGTGATACTTGCTCGGCACTTCAGTAACAGTATCGTCATACGGATAAGCGTGTCTCAGCACGATGTCTCCTGCCTGATCGATATATGCGGACAGGATGTCTTCGTCTTCTTCTTCAGTTAGTCTTCCGACAAGATCAATAAGTTCATCCGATGTCATCCTGTCCACCTCCTTGTCTTACTTACTCGTCAAGCTTACCGCCTGCGATAAATACGGACTTGCTATAAGTCGGCTGATCGAACGTGGTCTTGATGCCTGTGAACTTGGCGTGATACCACTCAGGACCGTGATCCAGACCGATCTGACCGAACAGCTGATAGGTACTTCCTGCACCTGTCTTCGCAAGTTCCTCAAGGAAGAAATTACCCTTGCCGGGAACAGGCTGAATGACCGGAGCGATTACGTCCAGATCAAGAAGCAGAGCAGTTCCTGCAGGCAGGTACTGACCGAGGTACAGATAGACCTCGCCAAGCGGAGTGATCAGAGAGGAAAGTCTGATTCCGTTGATCTCTCTCGCAGCGGGAACGATGGTAAGACCATTCGCAGCTGCGTCCGCATTGATCTGCATCAGAGTGGTGGAATCGCACCACAGCGCAAGTCCGGTAGTCGGAGCATTTCCGTCAGAGATCATCTTTACGCCTTCAGCGACATCCCACACACCGAGAGCCTTACTTGCCATCTGAACTTCGTTCGTGGTGATCGCCTCAACCAGACCTCTGGTCTTGTTCACGGTCGCATCGGTGGTAGCCTTGTTGTAAGTGCCGTTGATGAAGGTATACTCGATGTCAGCGTTGACCTTCTGCATACGAGCAGCAACCTGAAAGTCAAGTTCGCTGATCGGGTTTGCCGTCTGATTCGCAACGTTCACACCGGACAGAGTACCCATGTTGGACATCTTGGCGTAGGATACACCGACAGCCTCATGGAAGATCTGTGTGACATTGGTCTTCTGCGTCCGAGTGATAGACGTAGGAGTCGGAGCCGTCAGAGATGCGGTCTCAGAGATCGCAGGCTGCGCTCCACCACCGGAGGTGTATTCCTGTCCGGTAACGAACTCTACGTGATCTGTAGTTTTAACTCTGCCACCGATGATAGCGGACAGAGGAGTGTTGACATTTCCTTTGTTGAAAAGCATACCGGAGTAGTTCAGTACTCCAAAGCTCTGTGCTACTGCCATAGTTTTGTTCTCCTTTAATCTTCTCCAGACTGTTCAGCCTGTGCCTGCAGTCTGGTATAGTACGCAACTTCAGACAGGTCTCCACGTTCTTTGGCATCTGCTATCTTCGCACCGTAATCAATACCCTGATTACCTGCACCGGATCCCGGTCTCGGGGTCCCCTTCATCTGCTCCTTCAACAGGTCTTTTTTAAGTCCTGCGAGGAAGGTACTCTGATTCGTAATGACCTTATCGAGATCCCCATCGACCATGGCTGTCGCAGTATCCGTTGCGAGAGCCTCATCGTATCCGATGCTCATCAGCTTGGACTTTCGCTCGGACAGAGCGATGGAACGTTTAAGATCCTTGTTTTCCTGCAGAAGTCTTTCCTGCTCTGCCGCACGTTCCTGCTCCATTGCTTCAGCATCGGTCTGCTTTTCACGAAGCTTCTTCTTGTACTCCGCAGCCTCTCCGTTTGCACGAGATAGCATCTCCTTCAGTTTTGTGATGTCTGGTGCGGTAGCGTCTACCACGCCGACATTAGCCGTCTGTAATGCGTTTGAAATTTCTTCTTCCGTCATGCCTTCTCTATAGGCATCTCCAAGTAAATTTGATAAGAAACTCATTCAGCCTCTCCTTGCGATTTGCGTCTTCCCTGACGATATGTCTGTTTTAACCTCTTGTCTTGAGTGTGCGATTATAGTCTTCCCTGACTTGAATTTATGCCAATGTGTACATAAGCACACAGCGACAGTTGCAGTTATTCTCCGCTAATTCAAACCCGCCTGGATAGAGAGCGGAGTCTCCATCGATTGTGTAAAACCTCTCACCTATCGGGACGCTGACTCCTTCAAGGAAA